AACAAATATCTGTTCAACGAGAATGTACAGAAGCATCCTAAACTACAATGGTTGATGTTGTGTACTAGCGGTTTCGGCAGCAAGCAGTTCCATCAGTGGATTCCGCAGATCAAACAGAATGTAGGCAAACTCAAAGAGAAAGCATCGATCAAGGATATCAAAGAGTATTATAAAAAGATTTATCCTAAGAGCGATGACGAGACATTGACAGAGTTTAGCAAGTTGTTCACAGAGCAACAGCATAAGAAAGTATATCTAGCACAGAAGTTTCCTGAATTAAAGGTAGAAGACATTGAAGCACTTAGTAATTTTATCACAGACTATGAAATCGAAGAATACGAAAAACAGTACGGCGACTGAACACAAATGTGAATTTTGTGGCAGCACTTTCATAAGGGAAACCTCGCTGCTGAAACATCTTTGTGAAACTAAACGCCGTTGGCTTAATAAAGATATGCAAGGAAATCGCATAGGATTTAGCGCATTTGTTCAATTCTATACTAAGCATAGTCGTAAAGTAAAGAAAGATTACATGGACTTTGCTAAGAGCGCATATTACACAGCGTTTGTCAAGTTCGGTAACTATTGTAGCGAAGCCACTGTATTAAATCCAAGCAGGTATGTAGACTGGTTATTGCAAGAACAGATCAGCATTGATATCTGGAATCGTGATACTAATTACAACAGATTTTTATTAGAGTATCTCAAGACCGAAGATCCATTAGATGCTATCGCACGTAGCATTGAGACTACTGTATCATTGAGTGAGCAAGACAAGATACAAACTAAGGATGCGTTGAGATATGGCAATCGTAATCGCATATGTTATGAGATCACTAAAGGTAAGATCAGCCCGTGGATGTTATATCAAAGCGATAGCGGCTTAAAATTTATCGAAAATCTTGATACTACTCAACAAAAAATGATAATCGAATATATTAATCCAGAACAATGGGCTATCAAATTCAAGCGTAGCAAAAACATAATCCCAGAAGTCAAAGAACTTTTAAAGGTAGCAGGTTACTGATGTTATTCCATTTTAAATATGATAAAGATTTTATGTATACTATAAGGATTCCTTGGCGTAAAGGCGATACTGTGCAACGCTGGGATAAGACATGCGCATGGGCTATGGAAACTTTTGGCTTTCCCGGGGAAAAATTTATAACTAATCCTACAGAAGATTACATGGATTTTAAATTCAAGAATAAAGAGGACGCTATACATTTTAGCCTAGTATGGGAATGAATCAAGACATACATGATATAGTCTGTAATAAAGAAGGATATGTGTTATTTGATGGCATGATACCTAAATGGATCATAGCAGATTACAATAATAGGATCAAAGACCTGCATCCTGTCCGCGCCGTGAGCCCAGACAAAAAATATGCCGAGCGCGATGACATAAAGAACTTAAATGATATTTCAGTATGGTGGAGCCAAGAAGTCAGCGAATTTCCTGAATTCAAAAGGATACTAAGGATAGTTGATCCTTTGATCACTAGATATTTTGGTAATCTAAAGTTTTATGCTAGCGACACAGTTTTCATAAAACCAGGCAGTAGTTGGATTAATCCACATGTAGACACACCGCATAGATTTAAAAAATATAACTATGATAAGAGATTACTGGGCATACAATGTATTGTTAGTTTGGTAGATACTACTTACAAAAATGGTTCTACAGGGCTTGTGCCATTTAGCCAGAAACGCGACTTTGACATAGGCAAATGTTATAATGGAACATACAATCGCTGGTTCCAGGAGAACATGAAACAACATGATATGCTTAGTGGGACTGTTTTATTTTATAATTGCAGGGTGCTACATAGCAGTATGCCGAATAATGGAAACCTAGAGAGACCTGCATTGTTGCTAAATTATCTCGACCATAGTATAATTGAAGAAGTATCGAAGGTCGATAATATTTGGACAAGCAATGGTAAACGTCCCTAAGGACTTTCAAGATTATGACGATGACGATCCCGATTATAATAGAAGAGATCGGAGATTACATTATTGGAACGTATTAAGGAATCTTAAAGCAGAGTTCACCGAAGAGACCGGATCCACAAAGTCTGAAGAGTATATCGACTGGTTAGAAATCAAGTATGGTTTCAAGCCCAAGATTAATCATGAAGGTTATTTGACTGATGATTATGAAATCATTGATGAAAAGAAATATTTAATATACGTTTTAAAACATGGCGAATGATATAATGATCGATATGGAAACGCTAGACACAAGTCCTTATTGTGTCATACTCACTATTGGTGTCGTTCGTTTCGATCCATATGGCGATGGTGTAGTACAGAAACTTGAATTGCGTCCTACTATAGAAGAGCAGACAGAAGTATTCAACCGTGTCATCAATGATGATACTATACGCTGGTGGGGTGAGCAAAGTCCTGAAGCCATTGAAGAAGCAATGGGGGATATTGGACGAGTTAGTTTCCGTGAATGCATGGAAGAGTTATATAAGTTTGGATGGAATCGTAGGGCAGTATGGAGCAATGGTGCAGCATTCGATGTGGTTGTGGCAGAAACAGCGTTTCGTCAAGCATTGAGTGACAGACCTAATCCTGTTCCCTGGCCTTTCTATACTGTAAGAGACACACGAACGCTATATGAATTAGCAAATGTCAGATTAAAAGACGGCGGTTACAAGACTACGCACAAGGCAATAGAAGATGCTGAAAGACAAGCCATAAAAGTTCAAGAGGCATATCGTAAGTTGGGACTTAAAAAATAATGAAATTCAAGAGTGACATTGATATCGATCTGGCTGACAGAGATAAATTATTATCTTTGATAGATCATACCAAGGCATCTATACGCAAAGATGATGTTAAAAAACATAACACAGGTATCTATGTAACAGATATTCCATATGATCCAGTCAACGATTTGTGTGCTTTAGATTATGCCGCTGCAGAGGATCGGGGATATCTAAAGTTAGACTTGTTGAATGTGCATGTATATAATCAAGTGCGTGACGAAAAGCATCTTGTAGAATTAATGGTCGAACCTGATTGGACATTGCTTAATGATCCTAATATCGTGAGTCAGCTCATACACTTAGGTAATCATTACAATAGTTTGTGTAAGATGCCTGAGCCTGTAAATAGCATACCTAGATTAGCGATGTTCCTTGCTGTGATAAGACCAGCCAAGAGGCATCTGATAACAAAAACTTGGAGCGAAGTATCTAAAACAATATGGGATCGTGAAGAAGGCACTTATACATTTAAGAAGTCACACGCAGTTGCTTATGCGCATCTTGTTGTGGTGCATATGAATTTATTGAAGCATGGAACTAAAACTAGTTAAAGAAAACGATCCTATACTAAGGGAAGTTGCTGATAGATGGGACTTCACAGTTGACGGAGATGCCAATGATCTAATAAGAATAATGGCCAAAACCATGATGGAAAATAATGGCATAGGGCTTTCTGGACCTCAAGTAGGTATCAATAAGCGAATATTCGTCATGGGCAATGAATCTAAGATGTATGCCTGCATCAATCCTGAAGTAGTAGAAGCGACCGGTAATGAGATGGATATAGAGGGATGCTTGAGTTTCCCTGATCTATGGTTGCGTGTCCGTCGTGCAGAGTCTATTAAAGTACGATATTATAACGCAGTAGGGGAATTGATTGAGACTGAATTTAGCGGACTGATCGCTAGGGTATTTCAGCATGAGCGTGATCACTTAGACGGTATCTGTTATGATGCTAGGGTTGGTAAACTTAGCCTAGATATGGCCAAAAATCGCAGAAAGAAAAGGTCACGAAAGTCTCTTAACTAATGTGATGCTACGGCGCTTGCTACGGCGCTTGTTTAATTCATTTAAACTGACTATAGGACCATGTATTATAGTCAGATTCTTATTATTGAAAGTGCGTAAAAACGGCCTAAAGGGAGTCCAATCTTCCTTTAAGAATATGTTTATGGGTATCTGACGATTGCTCTCCCACCACCAGACTTCACCTAATTCTAAAAATATCTGTTTAGCAGATACATCAACTATTGCACCATAGTCATATATACTAGTACATTGATCATCGCGGTTCTGTACTATACCTACATAGTCTTGCCCGGCGAAGGATAGAACCGTTATGAATGGATGGTTCTCTGTAAGTTTATTGAAAAAGTCTCTAGCAATAATGGTCATTGCGTTTATTTATAATTGGGTCGCCGATTTAATATATAATTTTATCATACTAAATACATTGAGGAGCGATAATCTGTGACAGTAACAAATGTAGGGTATA